CACCGATACGCCCCGGATCTCTGAGGCCGCCCTATTTTCCCGCTATGCCGAGTTCGCGGGCGCGCGCCACTCGGCCTCGGACCAGGCAGACATGCAAAGCATCCACGACATTGCCGTAAAGCAAGGCGCGGGGTGCACGAGCGAAGCCACTTATTCACACTCGCATAAGGAGAAAAAGAAAATGAGCATATTAGACAAGATCAAGGCAGCATTCCCCGGAGCATCGCCCGAGCAGCTGGCAGTGTTCTCGGCCACTGATGACGATGGTAGCACCGAGACCCCTCCAACCCCCCCACCTACACCGGCCCCCACACCACCTACGCCCCCGACCCCGGAGTTTGAAGCGCTCAAGAAGCAGAATGCAGACCTGCAAGCTCGCTTCGCCCAGGTAGAAGCTGAGCGCCGCACAGAGAAGGCCACAGCCACCGTGGACGCCCTCATCCGCGGCGGCAAGCTCTTCCCTGCCGAGCGCGCGCTCACAATCGCCGTCTTCTCCCGCGCCATGGAAGACGACGAGCGCGACACCTCGCTGGTGACCTTCTCCGATGCCGACGGCGTCGAGGTCAAGGGCACCCGCTCGCAGATGCTGGAAGCCCAGTACAACGCTCGCGTGCCCCACGGCCTGACCGAGGAGCAAGTCGCCGCGTTCGCCCTGCCGCGCGCTGGCACAGACGGCGAGACAAAGGAAAAGCAGGCAGCCAGGATCAAGGAATTGGCCGAGCTTACCCCCATGGGCAAGGCCAACTTCAACGGCAACTAACCAGGCGGCCGAGGGCACCGAGGCCACGCCACAACAGTAATTGAGGAGGAACAAAGTAAATGCCCACAGCAGCTTCCAACACCTATTCTGCAAACCGCATCGTGCCCGTGTACGACCCGGATGAGGCACCCCGCATCAATGTCAAGCTGGCGGCTTCCCAGGTCATAGCGAAGGGTACGGTCATGGGTGAGACCACAGCCACCCCCGGCCTTTTCAAGCCCTACGCTTCCGGTAACGCCGACGGCACCCAGATCCCGAAAGGCATCCTCGAGTACGACTGCGCGACGGACGCCGCGGCCAACATCACCTTCGGCGGTGTGGCGGGTGCCGGCACCTTCGGTGAGACCCACCTGGTCGCTCCCCTGTACATCGGCGGCTACTTCAAGACGACCGAGCTTACAGGGCTCGACGCAAACGCGATAGCCGTGCTGCAAGCAGCCTTCGTTTCGGGCGTGCTCGCGGACGGCGTAATTCAGTTCGGCTAATCCTGAATACAGGACCCCCATTACCCAGGCCCGGTGGGTGCTGCTTTTGAGCAGGCCTGGCCGGGCCAGAGGAGAAGCAGATGGCAACTTATACATACCCTTCAAATGCCGAGCTGAATGAGGTGGCGCAGGTTATGGTCCCGCGCCTCATGGCCGCCCGGCCCATATTCGACATCATGCCCGTCCGTAACGTTGACGCATCCCTCATCATCTGGGAGCAGCGCGACAACTACATCGGTCTCCAGCAGGTGCGCGGGCTGAACGGTGAGCCACCCAAGGTGCAGCTCATCGGCGCCAAGCAGTACCAGATGAGGCCGGGCGCATACGGCGAGTTCATGGATATCGACGAAATGCAGCTCACCGAGCGCCGCTCATATGGCTCTTTCAACACGCCAATCTCGGTTGACGACCTGGTGCGCGAGCGCCAGGACCAGCTGCTCTTGCGCAGGCTGGACCGCATCGAGTACATCGGTTGGACCCTGCTCACCACAGGCACCTTTTCTGTGGCGACCCTGCACGGCTCAGTGGCCCATACCGACTCCTATACCCTCCAGACAGCCTCCGCCGCCGTCGTGTGGTCCACCGTCGCCACCGCGACCCCGCTCGCCGACTTCCGCGCCGTCCAGCTCCTGGGACGCGGTAAGGGCACGCAGTTTAATGCGCAGGCTACGGCCTATATGAACCGCGTGACTGCCAACTCCCTTCTGTCCAACACCAACCAGTCGGACCTGGCGGGCAAGCGCCAGCAGGGCCTGGCCCAGCCGCTCTCCATCAACGACATCAACACCCTGTTCACGGGCGAGGGGCTGCCCAATATCGTCGTATACGACGAGGGCTACCTGAACGACTCGTCGGTCTTCGTGCCCTTCATCCCCAACAACAAGGTGGTGATCGTGGGACGCAGGCCGGCCGGCCAGCCGATCATGGAATACCTCATGACCCGCAACGCCAACAACCCCAACCTGGCCCCCGGTCCCTACATGAAGGTGATCGACCACGGGCAGGACGAAGTTCCGCGCACCATCGAAGTCCACGACGGCCACAACGGCGGCCCGGCGATCTACTTCCCCGGCTCCGTCGTTATCCTCACCGTCTAGTAGCTCCAAGGGAGAGTGGGAAAAGGCCCGCTCTCCCACCACATCCGGAGGTATGAACATGGCCAAGAAATACATAGTTCTACACGGTACGGTCGGCCCTCACCAGGAGGGCGCGATCATCGACGAGAAATCCTTGTACGCTGACCAGTCGCTTGACTGGTGGCTCAAGACGGGCGCTGTTCGCGAAGCCACGGCCGAGGAAGCCAAACAGGGCGATCCGGGCGAAGAAGGCTCGGTAGCACGCTCGGTGTCAGAGTCGACCGGCGACATGAAAGTCGACGAGCGCGACTTCATCGAGGCCCACAAAGACGATGAGGCTACAGTTGGCACCGCGACCCCGCCGGCCACAGCCACGGACGCTGACAAGGCGGATGCCGCCAGGGCGAAGGGCTCAAAGTAACACCCCATGCCTCTCCTCGAAGCCGACTACAAAGCACTCGTGCTCATAAAAGTGGGCGACACGGGCACCGTTGCTGAAGTGCTGGACAAGCTCTGGACCAAGCACGACACAAAGGTGCCCATAGAGCTCCAGTATAACTACGTGCTCGTGGAGGCGGTGGAGGTGCTGCTGGGCGATAACTGGCGGCAGTTCGACGCATCAGAGGACGGCCAGTCGGGCCACATGTCCCAGAAGTTCTCGAACCTGCTGGACCTGGTGAAGAGGGCGGATGCCGAGATCGTGAGGCTTGAGAGCAGCCGGCGTGCAGCGGCGGTGCAGGTGGGGAGGCTGACGACCACAGCGCCCATAGCAAGCCCTGCGTTCTACCCTGACGCCAACTCGCCGGACTACGCAGGTCACCCGCAGCCGGGCTGGGGGACGACCAGGCCGTGATGACCGCCACCGACCTGGCCAATATCAGGGGCACGTTCGATGGCTGGCTGCCCGATACGTGCGTGATCACCGAGGTCACACTCGTCGAGGACTCAAACGGTACCACGGAAACGCGCTCGACCAGGGCGTCGGGTGTGGCTTGCAGGTTCGCTGCACTGGCCGGTCGAGAGCTAGAGAGAGCGCAGCAGGTGGCGGCCGAGGCCGACTCGGTCGTGACCTTCGAGGCCAACCGCACGGTCGAGGGGACCGACGAGCTGATGGTCACCAAGACCGAGACCGGTGAAGTGTTCGATCTGCAGGTGCTGCACGTGGTCAAGCGGTCGCAGGAGATGAAGCGTCAGGTTTATTGTAAGGATCTCAACCCAACATGAGCGTCGTAGTCCACGAGAAGATGAACCACCTCGATACGTTCGCCGCCCGCGCCCGCGAGCTGGTGCATGAGGCCAACCTGGAGCTAGGCCAGCGTATGGGCGACACGGCCCGTGAGATCGTGCCGGTCGAGACGGGCGAGCTGCAGGAAAGCATCGAGGTGGAGCGCACCGACGAGAAGACCGTCGTGGTGAGCGCGGGCACCGATCACGCGGAGCCTGTGGAGTTCGGCACGGTGCACATGGCAGCCCAACCCTTTATGCTGCCCGCCTTCGACCGCCACGCACCGGAAGCCGACGATGTGTTCGGTAAGGCAGTGAGAGAGGCGGCGGGTGGGTCTTGACAGCAACCGCGCGGCCCGCTGGGTGGTCGATACGCTGAAGGCGGATGCCGCGCTCGCAACCATCCTGGGTGGGGCCAAAGTCTACAGGCGAGTGGCCCCGCGCACGAGTGCCAAGCCTGTGGTAGTGGTGGAAGTGCAGAGCACCCAGCCGCCCATAGGCCCGATCAGGACGGGGCACGACACGCACACCGCGACGCCGGTGACCGTTCGGACGTCGGTGTGGGACACGGCGACATATGCCAAGATCGAGCAGGCGGCAGACCGCATCTGCGAGCTGCTGGACGGCAAATCGTTTCAGGCGGTGGCGGGAGGCGGGGAAGTGCTCTGCTGCACCAAGTCGATAGACCTGCCGCGTGAGCTGCAGGAAGGGGATGTCAGCTACCTCGGCTGGGACATCCTGTGGGACATAGACGCGAAGGCGTGACGTAAGGAGGACTACAACATGGCCGACAAAGAGAAAGAACAGCAATACGTGGTGACCGCCGACTTCCTGGGC